TCAATCATCTTGGAGACCAGCAACAGCTTGGGTATGTGTTGCAGGTTTTGCAGTCAACTTTTTAATTAGTCCTTTATTAGCACCTTTTGGTATTGATGTACCACAAGCTGATACATCTACTATGCTACCTGTGTTAATGGGTATGTTAGGTCTTGGTGGAATGAGATCTTACGAAAGAGTAAAAGGAGTAGGAAAATGAGTTGGGATAATTTCACACTAGAGGAGTTTGCTTGCAAACATTGTGGTGAAAATAATATTGAACCAGAGCTAATAGATAAGTTACAATTACTTAGAAGCGATGTAGGCTTTCCATTTAAAATAACAAGTGGATATAGATGTGCTGAACATCCTGTTGAAAAAAACAAAAAAGCACCAGGCACGCACGCATTAGGATTAGCCGCTGATATAGCATTAAGAGGCGAACAAGCCCTAGAAGTCATATCTAAGGCTACTGATTACGGATTTACAGGCATAGGAATTAATCAAAAAGGCAATGGAAGATTTATACACTTGGACATTTCAAAAGACTCTCAAGGTAGACCAAGACCTCATGTGTGGAGTTATTAAGTGGAAGTAAGTGCTATCTTATTTTGGAATGTAATTATCACTTTGGTTTTCGGGCCAATTATTTATGGCATGCGTGCAAACGCGACAGAAACCAAAAGAATTGATATACTTGTAAATAAGACCAGAGAGGAAGTTGCTAGTAAGTTTGTAACCAAGGAAGAACTAGCTCTTTCTATAGATAGGGTAATAGATCGTCTAGATAAGCTAGATGAAAAAATGGATAAGATAATACAAATATGAGCAAGGGTGCATTACAACCACAACAGTTTTTAGGTAACTACGGTAACTTTGATTTACCGCCTATGGCATATACAAATACTTTTATGCCACCGAAACCTAACTATCAACCTTTAATGAAAATGCAACCAAGTGAAAATGTTAGACAGAACTTTATGTCTATACAACAACCTATGCTTCCTATGCAACCTGTACAACAACCCATACAACCAACACCACAGTTACCACAAACTGAGCCGATGATAGCACCAATGCAAACCCTCGCCACAACACCACAGTCATTGGCTCAAACTCCTTCTTTATTAGATGTTCCAGACAGGATTGAAAAACCAAGAGACAGGTTTATGTCTATTGATAGACGGGGCAATTTACCACCAATTAACTTATTTAGATAATGTCAGTAACACACGAAGAAGTAGTTAAAGCCGCACAAGCTGAACAGATATTAAACTCAGATACTTTTCAAGAAGCAATTGAAAATCTTAAAAATGAATACATCACTCATTGGTTAAATCTTAGAAACATTGATGATGTAAAAGCAAGAGAAGACATACATAGATCTATCTTGCTCCTACCGGAAGTCGAAAGACATCTTAGAATTATTGCTGAAAAAGGCAAATTAACCAAAGCTAATATAAACAAAATTAGAAAAATTGGTTAAAAACCTTTTTTTATTAGTATAATATACCTTTAAATACATAAGGAGTATTTTATGAGCAATAACGGAAAACCGACTGCTTTACAAACGGAACTAGATAAAACCACTACTGCGTTTGAAAGTTTTTTAACCCCTGAAGAGGATAAGGTTGAAGATACAGTCGAAGAAACACAAGTAGTAGAAGAAGAGTATTTAGAGAGTGAAGAAGAAATTTCTGATGAAATAGATGAAGAAATTGCTGCTGAACTAAATGAATACGAAGAAGAAAGCGATGAAGAACAAACCAATGTTGAAGAGGAAATCGAGCAACCTTTAACATTTACTGTAAAAGTAGATGGCCAAGAAGTAGAGGTGACGCAAGAGGAACTGGTCAGCGGATATTCTCGTCAGCAAGACTATACGCGTAAAACTCAAGAACTCTCTCAACAGCGTAAAACTATTGAGCAGCAGCAAGCAGAGCTAGCGCAAAGAGATGCGATTTATTCGCAGTTGTTACCGAAGATGGAAGCCCAATTACAGGGTGAAATGGCTAACGAACCAGATTGGAACAAACTATATGAGGATGATCCTGTTGGTTATGTAAGAGAAAAACAACTTTGGGATGAAAAGAAAGAGAAGGCTAAAGCTATACAAGCTGAACAGCAAAGACTTCAAGACGAAGCTATGGCTGAACAGCAGAAACTTATTCAACAACAAGTTGAGTTTGGACAGCAAAGAATTCTTGAATTGATTCCAGAGTGGCAAAATCCAGAAGTAGCTGCTAAAGAAAAAGCTGCTATTAGGGATTATGCAATTAATACTCTTGAATATACTCAACAAGAAGTTGACTCCGTATATGACTACAGAGCTTTGCTTGGTTTACGAAAAGCATGGTTAAACGACAAAATTGTCGAAACCGTGAAAAAGAAACCAACACAAAAAGCACCTGCTAGAGTTGCAAGACCTGGAACAGTTACCAAGAAAAAATCAGTAACTCCTGTGAAGAAAGCAAAACAAAGGTTGGCCAAATCTGGAAAAGTCCAAGATGCGGCTAAAGTATTTGAACAATTAATATAGGAGAATTATTATGGCTAAAGTACAAAATGCTTTTGATACATATGATGCTACTGCTGACAGAGAAGATTTAAGTAATATTATTTACAACATTTCTCCAATGCAAACACCATTTATGTCATCAATTGGTACAAGAAATGTAAACAATGTAATATTTGAATGGCAAACAGAAAACTTACCAACACCATCTGGAGCTGGTCAGTTAGAAGGTTTTAACCTAACAAGAGCTGCTTCAACAGCTACTGCAAGGGTTAAGAATGCTTGTCAAATATCTTACAGAGATGCAACTGTAACAGGCTCACAGGAAGCTTCAGATGCAGCTGGTAAGAAATCAGAAATGGCACACCAATTAGCTATTATGGCTAAAGCTTTGAAAAGAGATATGGAAGAAGCTCTATGTCAAAACAATGCTAAAGAAGAAGGTGACGCTACAACAGCAAGACAAACTAGATCTTTTGAAGCTTGGATTTCATCTAATGCCTCAAGAGCTAGTGATGGTGCTGCTGGTTCTGATACTACAGCCGCTACTGATGGAACACAAAGAGACCTTACAGAAGATCTATTAAAAGATGTTTTAGAAGATATGTTCCAAAACGGTGCAGAGCCTAACTTAGCTATTTGTGGCCCACACAATAAGCAAGTTATTTCTGGTTTCACAGGTAGATCACAAGCTAGACAGTTTGTTGATGCAAACACAGTAGAAGCTTCAGTAGCTATCTACTCATCTGACTTTGGTGAACTAAAAATCGTTCCATCAAACAGATCAAGAGAAAGATCTCTATTATTAGTAGATCCAGAGTTTGCAAAAGTATCTTACCTAAGAAACTTTGAAACTATTGATATAGCAACTATAGGTGACGCTGAAACAAAAATGATCGTAGCTGAGTATGGATTAGAAGTATCCAATGAAGCTGCTCATGGTGTTGTTGCAGACTTAAACGTATCTTAAGTTGTAATACTATTAAAGGGTTTAGGCTTTGGTCTGAACCCTTTTTTTTATGGTAGAATTACCTCATGGCTAGAAGAACAATTATAGATTACAAAAAAGGTTATAAACATGAGTTTGCTACCGAAGATGATAAGGTTATCTATCATACTACCCAAGACGTAGCACCTATAATAGAACATTGTAAAACCTTGTCTGAAATGGCACCCGGCAAAGATTTAAGACATGTCGCTGAAGTTCCAATGGTTGTATATCAAAGAGCTTGTAGAGAAGGCTGGGCAAAAGACAATAAAAAATGGAGAGAATGGCTTAACCATTCAGACAATAAAGTTTTCCGAACATGGAAAGGTAAAGTATGACATACGATGAATTAAAAACTAATATTGCAAATTTTTTAAACAGATCTGATTTAACCAACCAATTAGATTTTTTTATTGATGCAACAGAAGCAGAATTTAATAGAAGGCTCAGAGTAAAAGACATGATAAAAAGAGCTACTGCAACAGCAGATAGTCAATATTTATCATTACCAACTGATTGGTTAGAAGCAATTAACGTACAGATTGATGGTAGTAACTTTACACCGCTTATGCAACAATCCATAGAATCATTGGATATTTATAGAAAGTCTATAGATAATGTAACTAGCCGACCTGTATATTTTGCTTTAGTAGATAACACAATTGAATTAGTACCTACACCAGACGCAAGTTATACGTTACAATTAACATACTATGGCACTATAGATGCTTTGAGTGATTCGAATACAAGTAACTTTATATCGAACTCATACCCAGACGCATACCTATATGGTGCTTTAAAACACGCATCTATCTATCTTATGGAAGATGATAGAGTTGCTTTATTCACATCACAGTTTGAAAAAGCTTTAGAAGAGATGAGAATGGAGCAAGAGAAGGCTGAATTTGGTAAAGGATCGTTAATGCAAAGACGAAGAACTTATGGCAAAGCAGGCAGAAATACTTATGTTTGGAAAAATAATTAGGAGAAAAGATGGCAGGATTTAGCGATTATTTAGAAGATAAAGTGTTAGACCATGTATTTGGTGGTAACGCTTATTCAGCACCATCAACATTATATGTTGCTTTATACACAGTAGCACCTACTGATACAGGCGGTGGAACTGAGGTATCTGGCGGTGGTTATGTAAGACAGTCAAGTGCATTTACTGTATCTGGTACTAACCCAACAACAGCAAGTAACACAGGTGCAGTTGAATATCCAACAGCTACAGCAGACTACGGAACAGTCGTTGCAGTTGGTATCTTTGATGCACTATCATCAGGAAACTTGTTAGCATACGCAAACTTAACTACATCAAAAGTTGTAAGTACAGGAGATGTATTCAGATTCAACACTGGTGATTTAGATATTACTTTAGCTTAATATCATGGCCAGCATAGGCTATAACAAAGGCTATTACTCAAGATCAAAGTATAACGATCTTGCGTTTCAAGCCGAAGCAACCATTCAGGCTACTACTGATGCTAGTGCCATACTTACACAAACGCATAACGCAACTGCTGTAATACAAGGCGTATCAAGCTTTACTGCTGTTGGTACACAAATAGATCAAGGCGCAGTTATAGGGCCAATTATATCTGATATGACTGCTGTAGGCAGACGTATCAATCTAGGTGCATCCACTATAAGTGCTAGCTCTGACTTTAACTCACAAGGATTCATAACCGCAGTTGGTGTTTCTACTATATCAGCAACTTCAGATGTAGATGCTAATGCAGTAGTTGAATATAAAGCTAGCTCAACGATCAACCAAACCAGTAGCCTTGTCGCTGTTGGTGGTCTAAAATGGGAAGATATAATTGTTCCAGACGATACATGGACAGATCAGATAGTTGCAAGTGCAACATGGACAGATCAAAGTAACCCATCAACAAATTGGACTGAATTAGACAAACAAGAGGCAGCTTAAATGGCAGATACATATACAACTAATCTAAACTTAACAAAACCAGAGCCAGGTGCAGCAGAAGATACCTGGGGTATTTCGCTTAACGCTGACTTAGATGCACTTGATGCAATCTTTGGTTCGGGTGGTACAGCAGTATCTATGGGTGCTGTTACCTTGGATGGTTTGACTGTTGAGCAATCTACTTCACCAACAATAACAATAAATGATACAGATTCAGCATTACCATTAACTATAAAACAAGATGGTGCTAATGCATCTATGTTGTTAGGTTCAGCAGGTGTCTTAACATTAGGTGTTACAAACAATAGTAATTTAGGTACAGTAATTCTTCAAACACAAAGCAAATCTAGATTAAACATAGCATCCAACGGAGACATCTCCTTCTACGATGACACAGGCTCAACTCAAGGTTTATTCTGGGATGCAAGTGCTGAGAGATTGGGTATTGGGACGACTGCGGTTGGCACAATAAATAGTGTGCCTTTTGGAGGAGTAGGTCTTCATGTAAAACAAGGAACACTAGGAAGAATAATTGCAGAGGGTTCATCACGAGGAGAACTTATATTAAATGATTCAGGTGCTTCAACAAACCTAAGAGCAAAGTTTGTAAAAAGTGATGGCGGTGTTTTATCTTTAGGTTCTTTAGATGATAACGGTACTCCAAGACAACA